GAAGTGGACAAAATATTGAATTTTATTTTTCTTTGGATCATTGGGCGCAAAGTTTCGTCTAATAGACAAAACTTTCCTACTGCCTTCTTCGATTGTAACGACGTAAGGCAATTTTATTCCCGTTGGTTCTCCGTCAGAACCAAGGTCTTCGAAACCTTCTAAGTCTAGATCAACGTGGCATTCTAGAATTGTATATAAAGGATCTACTTTTTGGGATTTTGTAACACCTTCAACTTCTCTCTCTTTTTCTTCGAGTTCGTTTGTGATGGTGCCTGTTGGTTTTGTCAATTCGATGTCAGAATAAAAACCAGATACCATCTGTTTTCTTAAATCGTTTTCTGACATCTTGACAACGTGAATGACTGATTCCGCATCGTCTAATGAGGTAGCCGTATACGGAACAACTAGGTCATCCGCAGGGACAAACTTTGATACTGCTCGTCCCAATAAATCATCATAATAAACTTTTTTAAATGTTGAACCTGCAAGTGGTAAATAAAATAACATTTGATCAAAGTCAGCTTCGTATTCTTTCATCTGATCCATGATCTGATAGTTCATAAAGTTTTTAACTCTTTGTGCTTGCATTTCTTTTTGTGGATCTGATTTACCCATTACCATTGTTCTAACGGGTCCATCTGCTGGTAATAATTCTTTGTAAGCTAACGCTTGAAATTGTGTAACTGCTTCAGCTAACACAGGATGAGTTGCACCTGATGCTCCTTGAAAAGGTTCTGTTCTGTTTGTATATTTAAATCCTAATAAATCTAATCCAGTAATATATGCTCGCTCCCAATCTTTACGAGACATTTTATATTCCATGTAATCATTTTGTAATTGATTACCGATCATGTCTGTATCTTCTTCTGGAAGTAATTCGTTTAGATTTGCAAAGTGATCACCTTCTTGAGGCATTGGCATTGCATTAGGGTCAAAATCAATTGTAGCCCCTTCTTCATCTTCTGTAACTTCTACCGGTCCTTTTAATTCTTCAATCTCCTCAACATCAACCTCTTCTGCAACTTCGTCAGGTCGTTTGTTGTTTGGGAGAGCTTTCTCTATTTCTGCCATATATTTTCTCCTAGACTTTCTTAACTTGTTTTGGTGGTAATTTCAACCCTTGTGATAACGGTCCTTTTTTAGGTGGGACTGCCCACCATTTAAAACCAGGATTAGCTTTCATCTTTTGAGCCATAGTTTGTTTTTTGTTTGTTGGTTTATTTTTTATTGACATTTAAGCTAGCTATGCCTCCTTCCATAAATTTGTCCTGCGTACCAAAGTATCCAGGATATTTAGACGCTTCTTCTTGTCTTTTAAATGCATTATATTCGTCTGTTAGTTCTTCTAACACATTTTTTTCTGAATCTTTAAAAAAATAATTACTCAAACTATCTTTTGGTTTTATATTAAATTTATTCATGTAAGCTTGTTTTAAACCAAGAGGTAATTCAGTATCTTTGTATTCGGCGTCCATATAAGTTATAGGTCTAAAATCTTTTGGTTTTTCTTCTGGAATAGACATATAATCTTGTATCTCAGGAGTTGAAGATGGAGTTCTAACATCTTTTAATTTATCAAAACCAAAAATAGAACTAAATCCTTTTTTAGCCATTCGTGTTGCTTCCATTTCATCCTGTAATGATTTCATTTCTAAAGCTTTAGCTGTGCCTGGCGTCATGACATTTTCTGTTAAAGTTTTAACTTTTTTCATAACATTTTCATCATCTTTATCTTGTTGTTTTTGTCCATATACAGAAGTGCCATCAATCATTCCATAACCACCAAGATCAACTATTCTAGATGAAACATTGCTTTGTATTCCGTCTATATCTTTTAATACATCATTATATGTCATTACATCTTCAACATATTTTTTCATATTAGCTGGTACCTTACCAGACTCTAGTAAATTTTTAGCTTCAGCATATTGTTTTGTGTAAGGTAGGAAAGATTTTGTTAACCAGTTGTTAGCTAACGATTCATTTAACGGTGTGCCTTGTCTAATAACATCATCAGTAATTACACCACCTTCAAACGCTGCCATAAAACCCAGAGCTGTTGGGCCAATTAAATTTTTAACTTTTAATAATTCTTTTGGGTTAGCAATATTTTTTATAACATTACCCCCACCTTTTAAAATATCTTTTGTTGCTTTAGAATAATTTCCTTTTTTTAAATCATCAATAAATCCTTGCACACCTTTTTTTGCACAACTTGTTATTGCTTCACCACCATTACTAAATAAAATTCTACCACCTGCGGCCTTACCACCGCAACCACGAGCTTCTAGAAATTGTAAAAGATTTTTACTTAATAATTCTTTTTGAGTTAAAGCTTTTTTACCAACATCAACAGTATACCCTATTTGTTTAAAATTTTTTAAAATAGCATTTTGCACACCTTTATCAAATGTATCAAATCTAGAACCATAAACAGTTTTTGGATCTCTTAAATCAAATTTAGGTAAAGATATTTTACCTTTTAGTTCTGGAACTTTTGTAAAAAAATTATCTATTTGATCGTTTTGAAGTGTTATTACATAATCTATATATTGTTTTTTATTCATTATTTTTGGAAAATCAGATCTTCTATGACCTACTTTAATAGTTTCATTATCACCCATAGCTAAAGCTTTTGATAATTTATTTTGATTTTGAGAATTTTGAGAATCAAATCTTCTTTTTACACCCATATTATATTTTCCTTCTAACACTTGAGAAAAAACTGAATAGGGTTGTGTTCCTCCTCTCACACCTGCTCTAAGAGCATTTATTTCATCAATTTGAAAACCCTCTAAACCAGCTTCCTTTAAAGATTTAGTAAGCATTCTGTAATAATCATTAAACGTATTTCCTGATTTTCCTACTGGTATAAAGTTATCCATATCTTTTTTAGCATATTTATATGCAGCCGTATGCCAGTCGCCAAATTCTTTTGCTTTATAACGAACAGCTTCCATAATTTTATCTCCTAAAAATTTATTTTTTCTAACACCTTCTATTGATTCTTTGCCTTGCAAAGTTCTTGCAAGTTGCATCATTGTATTAGCACTTCCTTTTGTACCATGAACACTGTCTACTAAAACTTGATCAATCGGAGTTCCTGGTTTCCAGTTTTTCCAATACTTCATTAATTTATCATTTTTATAAGCTGTTTGAACATTTTCAATAGTTTTAGATCTAAGTCCTTTTCTTGCATCACTATCGGCCCATGTTTTTAATTTTTCTAAACCAGAGGAAGTTGTTTTTATCCATGTATTTCCTTTTGTAGATTTAACTACATTTTTTTCTAAAAAATTAGGAAACTTTTCTTTAAATTTAGAACCAGGATTTTCCATACTTCGCATAAGTTCTATTCCACTACTTCTTCCTAACTTTTCAGCTAAATCATCTAATTTTGTATATCCTTGTTTTGTAAGTTTATCTGCTTCTTTAATATTTTTGCCTTGTGTTTCTAATAATTGTTTAGCTTGTCTTTTTTGCACTGCAGATATGTTTAACCAAATTTTATCAATTGAAGAAGCATTTAAAGGACCATCATAAAAACGTCTGTATGTTTTTGGATCTTTAAAAAATTCTTTTAATTCTTTTGATTGTTTATTAAACGTGTCTTTTATTTGAGCACCGGATCCTTTTTTTATATTCTTGTTAAAAAAATCAGTTAATTGTTTTTCAGTTTTAAATAAATAAGTTTTATCTTTAGCTCTAAGTTGAAATTTTTTTCCATCTTTAGGTTTTGCTAATTCTACTCCCTCTGTAACTCCTGAAATTACTCTTCTACCATAATACATAACACCTGGTTCAACTACTCCACCAGGTTTACCTATGATCTGTCCACCATTAGCCATGTTCCTTGGTCCTTGGATCAGGGCTCTTGCTTTTGTTTCTGTGTCTATTTTATTTGGAGCATAGGCTATAATTTGACTTAGTATGTCGTCCATCTATTCTCCTAACATAGTTGTAAGACCACCTTGAGCTTGTAGCTTACGGTCTTTAGTAATTATATTTTTTTGTATGTTTTCTAGTTCTAATAATCCTTGTTCTGTAATTTTAGGAGTAGGTTTTTTACCAGCAGCTTTTGATACTTGTGATGCTAAATTTTCTGCAAATTTTTCAGCTGTTTCTCTGTCAATTCCTTTAGACATCATATCTTCTATTATTGTCATTTTATATTTTATTATGTTATCATCTGTTTGTTTAATTTTTCTTGAAGTACCAATAATATTTCCAACCATATCAGATCGATCTGTTTTTGTTTTACTAATCATGTCTTCAATTATTTTATTTAAACCTTCTGGTGCTTCTGAAGTAACTTTACCCATATATCGGGGATCATTTAAAAGTTTTTGAAATTGTTTAGGATTCATCATTTTTAAAACTTCAGCAGGGCTTTTGTTATTTGAACTACCTTTAGACATAAATTTTAACATCTCTTTAAGTAAACCTTTTCCTGCAGTTAATGGACCACCCATAAATAAACCAATACGACCGCCTTCTGCGTTTTTACTTACATTGTCAATATCGAAGTCGTCTAATTTTCTAATTTGATCAGCTTCTTTACTCATTTTCATAAGATTTTGGTATTCTCTACCACTACCAAGTCTAATTAGTTGTCCAGAAATACCTTCTGAGCCTTTACCACCTACTATAAAATCTTCAATAGCTGCATCATCCATATCTGGTAAAAATTGTTGCATATATTTTTTTAAACCTTCTTTGTCTTTTTTTCTAAACATTTCTACAACTTCTAACATTCCTCGGTGCATTCTAGGATCGTTTTGAATCATAGTTTCAAATCCTTCTTTACCAAATACTTTTTCTAAAAATCTACGTGATGTGCTGTTGATACCAAGTTTAGCAAGACTACCTGCACTAAAACCAATACGACCGCCGTCTGCTTTTAATTGATCTCTATTAAAAGGTGCTATATCTTCAAACATACTTCCTTCTTCCATAACTTCATCTGGAACACCTCCTTCAACATCTTTCATTTTACCTTCTGCATCTGGTCGTGCAGTAAACTCTTCGTATTCTTCAACTTTAGTAGATCCTTTTTTACCTTTTAAAGGCACATCATCTACTCTATAACTCATGTAAACCTCTTTATTAGGGTCGCTACCTTTTTTTATAATTTCAATGTTACCTGCAAAGTCTTCTTCCATTGTATAATCTTTATATTTTTTAGCTATCGTTTTATCTTGAGTTGCTAGTGTATCATCACCCATCAGTTTAATTTTTTCTACAAGTTTAAAAAAATACGGAGGAGGATTTCCAGATCCTGCAGCTTGTTTTACAGTTTCTGTTACAGCTTTTTTAGTTGCTTCTTTACCACCAATTCCTAATATACCTGTTTTAGCTGCAGCTACACCACCAGTTAAACTTGCGATTAATTTTAAAAATGCTCTACGGCCCATACCACCACCTGCAAAAGGAATTCTCATGTTGTCATTGTCTTCTGCAAGTAAATAATTTAATCCTGTTGAAGTTGTAGCTTGTGCTCCTGGTGACATTAATCTTGTTCTTGCATTCATTGCATCTGCACCGTGGCCGATGTCATCAAGACTCGGTTCAACGTCTGTGATACCACCTGTATAGAATCCTGCACGACCGCCTTTGGCCATGTCTTCTGGATCATAGTTATATAGGTTATCAGGGTCTCTTTGAAAAATATGATCTTCTGTATCTGTCAATATTTTTTTAGATTCTTCTGGTGTTAAATTTTTGTATTTACCTTTTCTACCAATTACAGAATTTGCTTCTTTCATAGCTTTTATTGGTTCTAAAGTTTTTATGTAAGTGATTGTGTCAGTAACAGTGTCTGTTTTATTCAAATTAGAATTTTTAAACATTTCTCTGTTTGTAATTTTTTCACCAATTTTCATAGTGTCTTCATCTACAAGGTCACCACTTTTTTTCATGGCGTCTATTTCTTGTTTAAAAGTTCTTTTCATTGGAAGAGGTACGACCTCACCTTTTTTAGGAAATAAGTTATTTAATTGGTCTATAGCTTCTTGACCAGAATACACTTTAGGTGGTTTTGGTCGATTCATTGCAACAATCATTTTTAATTGATCAGGAGATAGTGAATCTAAGTTAACACCTTGTTGCATAGCGTCATTAACGTATTTTTGTAATAGTTGATCTACTTCTTTTGTAATATTTTTATTAATAGTCATTATACCAGAAGATCCAGCAGATTTTTTAACTGCTTCCTTCATTAACAATTGTCTTAGCAACGATATTGACATCAATAGTACTCCATCTTCCTAGGTTCTGTTTTTTCTATTTCGTAATCTTCCGGATGGGGTAGGAAACCTCCCTGCCTGAATCGCATAATAGCCATAGTCATACTGTCAACTAAGTCATCATGATCGCCATATGGAAATGACGCGCATTCTTCAATAACTTCTTCTGCATATTGCTCGTCAGGGGCCCAAATTAATCCAGCCTCAAACAGCGGAGCACAAGAATTTACTCGTACGTGCTTATCATTACCACGACTTGGAGTAAATGTCATCACCGGAATGTCCATTTGTCTTAGTTCATGGGTTAATGGAGTACCTGATGCTTTTTGCTCAACGATCACCATGTCAGGTTCCCAATATTTATATTGCTCAAGAGCTTCTCGACGTAATTCTGGAAATTCAAATCGATCTTTAATTGCATCTAATAAAATTATGTTTGGTTTGCCACCTTCTTCAGGATAAAATATTCCCCAAGTAGTAATTGCACTGTAATCTGCCGTTTCTTTTTTTAAAAACGCTGTATCGTAGCTTTGAATAACGTAAGTGACGTCTGGTAAAAATTCTTTGTCCCATTTTTTCCACCATTCTCTTTTTATTAGTGCTCCTTCTTCAGAAGTTGGCTCTTGCATCCACTGTGCATTCCATTTACCAACCGGTAGTGTTGCTTTGACAGATTCTAGCTCTTCTAGTTTCCAATATTCTGGCCAAACAGCTTTTTTATTATCTCCGTGGTCCATGATTGCCGGAAATTCCACCACGTCCCACTGATCACCCTTAACTTTTTTTTGATTGTCTAACAATATACCTGTTAAATCTTTTTTTGACCAACGTGTCATAACTAAAACTATCTGTCCACCTGGTTGTAAACGCTGACGTGGACCTGATGTGTACCATTCGTAAGCATTTTCAAAAGCACTACCTGACATTGCGTCTTGCTCCGAGTGTGGATCGTCAATAATCAAGAGATCTGCACCACGGCCCGTGATTGCACCGCCAACACCAGCTGCAAAATACTCACCACCTTGTGCGGTTTCCCATCTTCCTGCGGCCTGACTATCTTCTTGTAATCTAGTTTCAAAAATTTTTCCATATTCTTCCGAATCAATTAAATTTTTAGCCTTACGACCAAACCTTACAGCTAATTCACCTGTGTGAGTTGCTTGAATTATTTTTAATTTTGGATTTTTACCTACCATCCATGCTGGTAACAAGTAAGAAGCAAACTCTGACTTTGTATGTCTTGGTGGCATATTAATAATTAATCTATTAATTTTCTTTTCTGCCAAATCATTAAATTTTTTTGCAATAATTCTGTGATGAGCACCTTCTATAAACTCTGGCCACATAGCTTTTGCAAATGACATAAAATCATTTTTTGCTTTTCTTTGAATTTTTTGTTCAGCAAGCATAACTTGCAACATTTTATATTGCGCACGGGTTTTAGTTGGTAACTTATTTATGTCTTTTTTTTTCATAAAAAATTTTATAAAATTTTTTGCACCTTTTTAACAGTGGAAAAGTATTATACCACCCTTATCTGTCTAAAACAAGCAATACAACCTAGAGTAGTGGGACCCCTTTTTATATAAGGGGGATTGCTTATATAGTTGCAAAGTTTATTCGGTGTGGGTGTGGTACCTCTATTGATGTGTGTATGTGGAAGCGCGCCCCGCAGGGGCGCACAACCTGTGATTGTTTAGTCTAGTAAGACCATGTAAGCCTCGGCATTGTTTTTTCTAAACCAATTAAGGTGCTTACGCATTGTATCCCAATGCTTGCTTGCACCTGTGCCAAGTTCCTTATCCTCGATAGTAGCCTCAACTTCTGCAACGAATATTGCATCGTGTTTTTGTGCCTCTTCTTTTGTTAGTTCAATAGACTCACCTGTGAACCTATTTCGTCTCGTGTAGTCGTGATTTGTTTTTGTTTCCATATATATATATCCTTTCTATATCCCTTATAATCCTATTCCATAGATGTGTCAACCCCTCGTTCTGTTATATTCCACCTACCATAATATCCCCTATCATCTTTTACAGGGTCATCAATCGGTGTTTCAAGTGGCTCGTTACGTGGTGCAATAGCAATGATACGTTCTATATGTGTGTTAGCAAAATCATTATAACAACCTTGACTACAAAAGAATCTGAAGTAATGATTTCTATTCCATTCAGTTAATTTTATCTTTCTAGTTCTTAGGACCTTGCTACCTTTACTGCCTCGGACTCGGTCCTGTGTATGTGACTTATGACACTTAGGACCATGACACCATTTATAATCGCTCATGTATAAAATGTCAGTATTACAACTGCCCCTAGTATTGCTACCATAATTTCTATGCCTTCCATTTTTCCCTCTCTTTCAGTTCCCATAGTTTAACTTCATAATGCCGTTCCATTATTATGGAAACGATAAATAATAAAAAGCCTAGGGTTATAAACCCTAGACCAATGTAAAATAGTGTGTTCATATTCTGACCTTTGCATTTCCGACAGCCATTCTCCAACCGTCATTGTCTAAATCCCAATAAACTAAACAAGGTGTATCATTCTTTGATGTAAATGATTTCCCTTTAGTTCCGTCTGGTTTATCATACTGACCTTTACGTGTGATAAACTTTTTGTGTTTCTTTGCGTAGTAAGTTATGTAAAACATTTCGTCCTTTCTGTTGTTTATGGGACTATCTTATAGGATAATCCCATAGATGTCAAATGTTAATTTACTGATTGTTTTTGATACTCCATTCTAGCTTTGATTTTATCTTCTCTAGTCTGATTTCTATTCTTCATACCTTTAATCATATTAGCAAGATTTGTAGGATTATAGATTGTTAAGCCTGTTGAATTAGTTTTGATAAGTTCTGCCTCATCAACTTTTATTCCTAACTCACTAGCCAACTCAATGCCCTCGGACAAATAACGATATGCTTTTAAACCAATTTTTAATTGGTCGCATTGTTTCATTATAGAGTTTATCCACGTTTGATGTGTGCTTACAACTTTTGCTTTTGCACTTCGCCATTGTTCAAACAACTCATATTCATTTTTAGTACAAGCTATGGCACGACTTCTGCAATAAGAAGTACCAATGACATCAGCATAAAACGGTGCGTTGAAATCTTTAGTCATTCCAATTCCGTCATCATTACTTCCATTTTTGCCGAGTGCTTTATTACACATATCAACGTGCTTTGTTTTATGTGGGTTGCTATCTTTGCCAGATTGTTGCGCTATGATATCTGGGTTGCAACCTTTCTCTTTTAGTTCTTCTCTAAAATATGCGTGAGCAAAGTGGTCGCTGTCATCACTACCATAATGCTCTTGCCCATTTAGATTGCCATATAAACCAAAATCAAAATGCGATTTAGTTTCTTTGCTTTCGCCCTCGTCATCTACATCTTCTTGATGTGCAAAGTAAAAGCATTTATCTTTTGCTACTACATCACAAGGGTCGCCATATTTCTTTTTAAATACTCGTAGAGTATTTACATCTTCCGTAGGGTAAGACCTTTCAACAACTTGCTTTGCTAAATCAAATGTAGATTTCTGCAACTCATTGAAATTTTCTCTTGATTGTAGAAATGCCTGTTGCTCTTGCGTTTCTTCCTTTTCAAATACATCTTTAATTCTATTGTAGAATTTGTTTCTGTATTCGGTGTTCATTCTTATTTTTGCTGACATGATGTCCTTTCTGTTTGTTTATAATAGTCCTATATTATCCCTTGACATTTAGATTGTCAAGCATTATATTGTATTAGGACTAGTAAATAGTCCTTTCGGGTCAATGGTCTGCCTCCCTTCAACACGGTTTCAGACCCTTGAGCCCTGGTCTCTATTAGTAATCTAGTGCTAGCAACTAGTATTGTGAAGAGGGACCTGGGGTCAAGTGTACAGACCGCGGGAGACAATACACTTGGCCCACTTTAGAATGATTCTAAGGTACAAGCTTCAAGCCCCAAGCTTCAAGCAACAAGCAGCTTGACAGATGGTGAAGGATATTATAGGATGTGTTATATCCCGTTTGGTGGTATCCGGATAAAAAAACTCAAACCACCATAACAACAGAAAGGTATACGATGGACACAACACAATTAAAAAGAATAGCTGATGCGCTGGAAGAGGTGCTCAGGTTAGTTAAAGAAGACCAAGAGAGATCTAGAAAATATATGGAGGACCGGAAGGATGACTAAAGGTGATATGATGCTTCCTG